CCTGACCGCCGAAGGCATCCGCGAGCGCCTGGAGCAGAAGAGCCGCAACACGCAGGACTTCATGCGCGAGGTCATCCGCGGCTGGCGCGACGTGCTGGGCGAGGACGGCAATCAGGTGCCCTTCAGCCCCGAGGCCTGCGACCAGCTCTTGAACATCCCGGGCCTGGCGAATCTGGCCTTCGCCGCCTACTTCGAGGGCTGCGGGGCCAAGGCAAAAAACTAACCGAGGCCGCGCGTTTGATGGCGCGCGGCGAGCTGCGAGGCAGTGAAGAAGTAGAGGCGGACGCCGCCCACATTTCGGACGGCCTTGCAGCTTTCGGCCTGGTGGCCGAGGGGCCGCTGGTGGACCGGGTTGAACCGTTCTACCTGTGGCCCGAGTGTTTGGACGCGCTGACCTTGTTCAACAGCGTCCAAACCCAATGGCGAATCGGCCCCATGGGGCCGGTTGGCCTTGATTACCTGGGCGTGCGCGCGAGCCCGGCCTTCCGCCGCTTGCCGCGGGCGCGACGTGAAGACGTGTTCGAGGAGGTTTGCGTGATGGAAGCGGCCTACCTGGCAGAGCTGGCAGAACGGGCGCGCAACCGCCCGCAGGGGTAACGGATGGCGGGCAATCTCTCGGTCGGGCTCAAGCTCTCGGCCAATGGTGGGCAGCAGGTGCAGGCCGAGCTGCAGGGCGTGGCCGCTGGCCTGGACAAGGTGCAGGGCGCAGCAGACCGCGCCGCCGCTGCCCAGGGCCGCGCCGCAGCCCAGGCCAAGATGACCGGCCAGCAGGCCGCGCAGATGAGCGCGCAACTGCAAGACCTGTTCATTCAGATTCAGGCCGGCGGCAACCCCATGACCGCCCTGTTGCAGCAGGGCTCGCATCTCTCGGCCGTGTTCGGCGGCACCGGCAACGCGGTGCGTGCCGTCACCAGCTTGATAACCCCCCAGGTGGCGGCCTACGGCGGCCTGGCTGCGGCAATCGGCATTGTCACGGGCGCCTACCTGTCCGGGCAGGGCGAATCGCAGGCCTACAACCGGGCCATCATCATGAGCGGCAACGCTGCCGGCGTGACGGCGGGCCAGCTCTCGACCCTGGCCGCCCGGCTTGACGATGTGGCGGGCACCGAGGGCCGCGCGGCCGAAGTACTGGCCGATCTGGCCGCAAAGGGCCGCGTGGGCGCTGAGTCGCTGGAGCGCTTCGCCCTGGCCGCGATCAATATGGAGCGGGCCGGCGGCCAGGCCGCGGAGGAAACGTCCAAGGCCTTCGCGGACCTGGCCAAAGACCCGCTCAACGCCTCGCTTCGCCTGGCCGACTCCATGGGCCACCTGTCGGCGGCCACCTATGAGCAGATCAAGGCGCTAACCGACCAGGGCCGCCACGTCGAAGCCGCGCGCCTGGCGCAGGACGCCTACGCGACCGCGCTGGAAGACCGCGCCCCCAAGATGGCCGCGCAGCTCGGCTACATCGAACGCGGATGGCTGGGCATCAAGTCCGCCGCGGCCGAGGCCTGGGACGCGATGAAAAACATCGGCCGCGACGGCGGCCTGGACGAAGTGCTGGCGAAGGCCGAGCGCGATCTGGAAGCGCGCCGGCAGGCCGCCGGCTCGATCTACGCCAACGCCAACACCCGGGCCAAGCTGGCCGAGCAGGAGGCCCTGGTGGCACGCCTGCGCGAGTCGGTGGACCTGCAGCGCCAGACCGCCAAGGCCCAGGCCGAAGGCGTAGAGCGCCAGCGCGCCGCGGCCGAGTGGGACAAGGTGCGCGCGCCCTACCTGTCGGACGCGGTGCGCATGGCCAACGAGCTGAGCGCGGCCGAAGCGGCCGGCCTGGCCGCTGGCAAGTCGCGCAAGGACATTGAAGAACAGCTCGCGGCCATCCGCGCGAAGTACGACAAGAAGGGCGAGGGCGCCCGCAACGAAGCCGCCCGCGAGGCCGAGCGCGCGGCCCAGAAGGAGGCCGAGCTGCTGGAGCGCCTGGCCGGCCTGTCGGGCAGCTACTACGCCGACTTGCGCGCGCGCTTCGCCCTGTACCAATCCGGCAAGCTCACGCTTGAGGACTACCAGAAGGCCGTGGCCGACCTGACCGCGGCGCAGCCTGCCCAGCAGAAGGCCGCGCGCGAGGCGGCCCAGGTGGCCAAGGAAGAAGGCGAGGCATGGGGCCGCGCCCTGGCCGAGTATCAGAAGTGGCTGGACAAGCTGGAAGAAGGCGCGAAG